AAAATACTCTATTCTCTCCCGCTCGCCAATATAAGGAAAAAAGAGAATTGAACAAACCATAACAACAGCACAAAAAGCTATAAAAGCATATAAAAATATAAGCTGCTTAAGTGCGTTTGTCATCTATCAATATCTCCAAATATTAACTGTCTATATTTCGGATTTTATCGAGATGTGACCTATCGCGGTCAGTCAGAGTAAAAAATGTTATGAAAAGTTACGAAAATTTATCAAATATCTCGTAAACCTTGCTCTTCATACACAGAAATTTCCACTGTTTCCTCCTTATGAATGAGATACGCCAAAGTATTAATTATGGCGGCCACACCATCTATCTTACGCAAAGGTGCTGACTTATCTGGCATGACATTTCCTTGTGCGTTTGTAAGCACTGCCATATTGGAAATCATCCATGTCAGGACAGGGTCTCCATCATGGACTATTTTTCCATTTTTTATTAGATTAAGTAAAGTCACGGTGGGTTCTGATAGATCTCTATACCCTTGTACAATAGGTATACACGAGTCATAACTATCTTTATATATCTCAAGGTTTGTGCTATCCATATCTTCTCTAAACTCTAACAATAAGTCAGTATCTAGTGGCTCTTCTATGAGTTTTACTAGTTTTTTAGCTTTATAAACATCATAACAAAACGCTTCCATTTCATCTATATCTTCTGTAATGTCGTTATAAATATACATATAATTGATTGTGTTGCCTGGCGTTGCTGTTACCTGGCCATTCATAGCCCACGAAAATAGAGGGACTCTCAGTAGTCGTTCTCTCTCTTGCAGTGTAGCTTCAGGTACATAGTATTTCATCTTGACATGGTAAGTATCTCCATGACGATATACTTTTGCGAATGATGAGAAGTCATCAACCAAAGATAAATCCATACCTCCGATAAAAGTACCAGTTGTATCTATATTGCCCTTACATTCATTCCACTTATCTAGTGGCAAATAACTCTCTGCTGCAGTGGTCCATACATTGAGATGCTTGACTAAAAATGCATTTAACTTGTCGGGGCGTTCTTCTGCTTTTTTGGCTTCATTGGTTAAAAAATCCTTGTCTACGGACACACCATAGTTAGGGTTTGCAGCTTCCCACACTTCTTCTCTAAAATACCAATCGTCATATTCATCGCCATCAGGCTTTTTGGGTGCTTCAGCTATGAATACAAAGAGATCATCATCTTCTATGGTACCTTCCACAACTTTTCTAGCATGTTCATAGTCTAAATAACATGGGCTAGCTATATTGAACCCTGCTGTAGTTATGTCCATCATATGTGGTTGTTCTCGTGAAGCCATAGAAGACTTCACATTGTCTCTTAGTGAGTTATCAGGGTGTGCATGCCTCTCGTCGGCGAGACCGAAAGAAGCGTTAATACCATCTAGCGTTTTACTATCGCGTCCAAGTGCTTTAAAAGTCGTATTGTTCTTTGTGAGCGTAAGCGTAGAATATGCAAGTTGTCTATATTTCTTTAACTCATCATGATTTTTTAAAAGTTCGTCAAACCCAACCCATGCCAACTTCGCCTGTTCTTCTTTAGTGGCAAAACTATAAACCTCTCCACCTTGCTCTCCACGGAGGATACAGTCAGCTATGGCTAAGGCAGACCCCAGTATAGTCTTTCCATTTTTTTTAGGTATGAACCAGAATGACTCACCAAATCTACGCACCCACTTGCCGTTTGAGCTGAGCTTTTCCCAACCTGCCCAAATAAGCACAGCTTTTTTTTGCCATTCTTCTAAAACAAACAGCTCCGAGTCCTTTGCCTTAACCCCCTTATAGTGTCTGAATGTTTGCAGTATAGTTATATATGCCAAACCTAATTTTTTATTAAATCTTAGGTTTGATTTTAGCCCTTTTTCTATAGCTTTTATGTCTTTTTTGTGACGTTTAAAGGTTTTTTCGTGGTAGGGTTTAAGCATTATGATTAATTTTTGCCTTCAGCATATTCCATTGGATGAGGGCATTATTATCTCCGCTTTTTGCTTGATTATAAAGAGCTTTTCTGATTTCAAACTCTCCTGTCAATTCTCCTTTTCTATGTGCATCATCGAAACCACCAACATCGTCATCTGACATCAATATAACTTCAATCTCTTCTTTTGTAAATAATAGTGAGCCTAGTAACATTACTTTTTTTGTATCATAATTCATTTTTTATCCTATTGTTAAAATACCTTCTTAATAAATAACTTCTCGTATAGCTTGAGATGAAAAAGAAAATACTTGAGATAGTTGCAAACAACCATTGAGGGAGATGATCAAATAATGAAAATAACAAGAATACAATTAGCCATCCTGTAATAATTCCTACAATTTGGTTTGTAAGTATCTCATAGTGACTGTGCCGCTTTGTTTGCATTTTTGTACTCACTCCAGCTTACCTCAATACCATTAATTTTAATAATATCCATAGATGTATAATCACACCATCGTTGCACTATTACCTGTGCATATTTCTCACTCAACTCAGTACCTCTACATCTTCTATTTGTATTTTCACAAGCTATTAATGTGGTGCCACTTCCTAAAAATAAATCCAATACTATATCTTGACCCTTTGTATTATTTGTGATGTTATATTTAATCAAATCTACTGGCTTCATTGTTGGATGTAAATCATTTTTCATAGGTCTATCAAACTCCAAGATAGTCGTTTGTTTTCTGTCTGTAGCCCATAGATGCCCAGCACCATCTTTCCACCCGTATAGGCAAGGCTCGTGCTTCCAGTGGTAATCTTGCCGACCCCTCACCATAGCGTGTTTCTTCCAAACTAAACACTGACGAATTTTCCAACCGATATCGAAACACGCACCACGGAAATTGTAACCCTCTGAATCCGCGTGCCATATATAAAATACCCCCCCCCTCTTTCATATATGTATTAGCATTTTTGAATGCATCTCTTAAAAAAGTACGGAAACTATCATTATCCATAGAATCATTTTGCATAGTCATGGCTTCTTTTGTTTTGCCCTCGTAAGCTACATTATATGGTGGGTCTGTAACTAGTTGATCTGCTAAATCACTTCCCATCAATTTTGCTATATCTTCTTCTTTGGTAGCACTTCCGCACAACAACTTATGTTCTCCCATTTCTACCAAGTCACCTAGCTTGATAACGGGATTTGATACTGTCTCGGGTATATTATCTACTTTATCCTCATCTAAGTCAACACAATCCTCATCTAAATTTATATTTAGGTCGTCCAATTCACCCATCGTAAATCCAAGCAAGTCTATGTCAAATTCATCAGCAAACAGACCTTCCATTTCTACTTTTAATACTTCTTCGTCCCAGCCCGCATTCAGTGCTAATTTATTGTCTACTATAATATATGCTTTCTTTTGTGTTTCCGACAGATGAGAAAGTCTAATGCATGGCACCTCATCTATGTTTAATTTCTTTGCTCCCATGATACGACCATGTCCTGCGATGATACCTCCATCCTGATCTATTAAAACTGGATTTGTAAACCCAAATTCTTTAATACTTGCTGCAATTTGATCAACTTGCTCATCATTATGTGTGCGTGTATTATTTATATATGGTATTAATGTGTCTATTTGTATATTTTCTATCTTCATATTTTTATATCTTCCTCACTAATATCTGCAACCAAGTCAAATAAACTTTTTGTTTTTTCCTCTTTGGTTAGATTTAAATTCAAACGCTTACGCGAAGCAATTGAAAGACCGAGTCTATCTCCAAGTTTTGCCATATCAGACTTAACACTTTGAAGTGCTGAAAAGTGTGGGTTCATATATGTTGCACCAGTCCTTGGACTTAAATTAACCTCTCCCTCTTGATTTACAATGGTCACTAATCTAAGATATCTTTGATAGCTTTCTGCATAGCTAACAACCAACGGCTCATCAACAGGACTATACAAATCCCCAAGCTCTTCAATTATCTCTTGTATTTTTCTTATTCCCAGTGTATTCAATATACCTGCGGGGTTGATTACTGTTACAGCTTTCTGTGTAACATTATCTGTAGAAGGCACATATTTAACCCATTTCTCTTTTTTACTTTTTCGTGATATTTTCATTTTATAAACGCTGTATTTATCTTCTAGGCTACGTAGTGTGCATTCCGTGTTCTCAAACTCCCACTTGATATTTTCCCAAACATCATTTGTTACAGAACTCATAGGGTACCCCCTTCAAATAGTTTTTGTGAAAGTTTAGGAGGGGGCTCGGTGTTTTCTGAGCCAGCCTGTAGAGATTTTACCGCCCCTCCCCTATGTTTCTTGACGGATGCAGTTTTAATATTGTGGCAAGATATGCACATACTTTGAAGATTATCTAGTGATAATTTCTCTCCACCGTCTTTAATCTCTATTATGTGGTCGGCAACTTTTGCAGGAAGGCTGCAGGTTATGCATAGTGGGAACCGCTTGAGCTGTATATTCCTAACATCTTTCCATCGTCGGCTGTGATAAAATTTATCAGACTCTTTATTTCTATATTGCTTATCATATATCCGTGTGGATTGAGTAGCACACTTAGGGCATTTTCTAAAACTATGTACACCATGAATAGCACAAATCTTCTTACTCATTTCCAAAATCCTATTTTTATTTTATTAGTTAGAGGAAGAACATAATCATACTCTGTCTCATCATCGTTGATAGCTAATGGTGTTGCGGTATAATCTCTTATATATTTTCTAGCTTCATAAGGAATATCCACAAGTAGAACATGCTTAAATTTCATAATCTTTATATCTTTATTTAAGCTATTACAATCTTTATTGTTTGAAAAATAACTTGTATGCAAACCAAAAAGCTTAGCCAGCTCACTACCTATCACTGAGCCATCCATCATAGCTGAGACTATATGACTCAAGATCCTACCTCTCTTATAAATTCTAAGTCACTATTAGCAAACTTCTTTTTAAACACATCATCTAACAACCTCCACCTCTCTCAAACTATCCACAGCCACAGAAACAATCCTTGTAGCCTCAGAGCCTAAAGCTTTATATGATGCCTTTTTCTTAAATTTATCCATGTAAATTTTCATAAGACTATCCTTG